AGTCGTAGCCCATTTGGACCTGCGGCGGCATGTTCCGCACCGAGGCCATTATCTCCTTCCATAGGTTCGCCTGGCTCATGCGATCGACCGGCAGAAGGCCGTCCACGGGCACAAAGTCAAACGAGCCCGCAATCAAATCCGGACTGACGTTCAAGAAGCGTTCCCCCGCATCGAGCGCAAGATCGCCCACCCGCCGGAGCTTGCTCTCCGCGTCGTAGAACTGCTGCGAGGTCTGCACTAGCTTAAGCGAGTGCTGCGAGAACGACATCGCACTCATGTACTCGGCGATCGTCTTCATCCGGTTGACGCCGAAGGTCGTGGTGGTTCGCACCTCGGTTGCTGTCTTGCGGCCGCCGCCCGAGTTGAGGGAGCCCATAATTTGGTCGTTGATGCCGAGGGTGCGCTCCCCAATGCCCATCATCGTCTGGAAGTCGTTGATGTTCGTCCGAGTTACGTCGGTCACCGGCACCTGGGCGAACATCTTCGAGATATCGGTCCCATACGCTTCGGGACGCAGCCTCCAGAGGAACCCCGGCCCAGAGTTCTGCACGTCCTTGATGACCAGCTTCGAGGGATCGACGATGAACTGATTATTCAGCGAGGCCCGAACGTTGAAGAAGTGGGTGTTAATGAGCCAATCGACGGTGTTCTGCACACCGGACATAATCTCGGGCACGCCTCGCGTATAGGCACCATAGCCTTCTACCTCGCACTCTAGGACGTTGAAGGGGAACTTACAGTGCGCATAGCCGAGCGGTGAAATACCGACAATGACGTCGCAGTCTTCGGTTATCGTGAATACCCATTTCTGGGGGTACTTCAACCCAGCTCCGAGGCGCCACTCAGCCGGAATCAGATCAACGTGAACCTCGTAGAAGGTCGCCCCTTCGGCGTGCTTCGTCCTCTCTTCATAGTATTCAGAAGCGTTTAGGTCGAATTGCGGCCGCTTTAGCTGCGCCGAGCCCTCACTGGAGCCCTTATCCGTTAAGTGGTCCTTTAGGTGTTGGATGTTCTCGTTGAAGTAGCCCTCGCGGGCGCGCTTTACGATTTCGTTCCAGCCCATTCGGACGCGGCGGACGCAGAACTCGCCCTTCTGAAAGTCCTTCACCGACACCCGGGGGTCGTGCATGAAGTCCCACGGGCTCACATTGAAGATGCGATTGCCTTCGTAGCCGGGGAGTTCCTTCGTGGTCTGCCAAAGCTGCGATCCGCCCAGCCCGTCGTCCATCTCGATAAGCTGGCCATACTGAAGGGTCTCTTTGCACCAATACTCACCCGTTACTCCAAGCCCGTACTTGCCCGCATCATAGAGCCAGATGTAATAGGGACCCAGGGCCGCCCCGACGTCGACCTGGTAGCCAATGAGCGCCTCAAGGGCCTGCACCTGCATCTCGCCTTCACCGTGGCGTCCGATGAACTGATGCACCGGGTTCCGGGAGAAGAAGACCGACGTGAGGTAGGTATGCATACTCATCATCATCGCATACGTGTATGGGATCATGATGGTGGTGTAACGTGGGGTGCCTACTACGCGCGAGTTGCGGCGCGCGGCGTCCTCGGTCGTCTCGTGCACGTAGGCGAGTGTGCGCTCTTCGGCGTCGGTCCAGCGGTCGTGCTGGTCCGAGTGGCCCTTCTCGGCGAGCTTAATTCGCGCCCTCAGACGCTCCTTCAAAAATGCATGTAGCGTCGAGTCCTTGGGTGCTTTGAGAGTAGGCATTATGGGCAAACCCTTATGTCTGGCAAATCCTCAACCGCCCCCACATACTGCACCTCTCCCTTCGCATCGAGCTGGAGAAAGGGGTTATACAACTCCTGAAGCGCAAGGGCACTCGCATCGAGATCGTCGTCGAGGCCGCCGTAGATCGGCCCGTATGATTGGAACTGAAGGTTGAATATCGAGTGGTCCGCGCCGATCCAGAGGCGCCCCTGCGATGCGAGGGCGCCAATCGTCGAGGTGATGCGGGCGAACTTTTGCATCCCATCCGCCACCGGCACCACTTGGTAGTAGACGCCGGTCTTTTTCATCTCCTGCTCAAGTATCCACTTCAGCGTGCGCTGATAGGCAACGGCGTCGATTACGATTCGCATAACGCGCCACTGCCTCGCCAAGCGGAAGGCGGTCGCCACTGTCCACGAGGGATCATGCCCGCGTGAGCGATCGAAGTCACACAGATGATATTCGTCGCCCTTTCGCGCCCAGACGTAGTGCGCCTCGTAGTCCTTCTTCTGAAGGCCACGCTCCTGGGCCTTCTCACTCGGGGGCGGCACGGGGTCGATCGCGAGCACCGCCGGATAGCCCCTCGGGGCCGGAGTGTCGGGCGCTCTGATGTTGAGCCAATTCGAGCGGAATTGTGCTGTCTCCCTCGAAATAAGCCTGCACTCCATTTCCCGGGTAAAGGTGGAGAGCTTGTTGTCGTTCGTGTAGTCGGTCTTTTGCTTCCGAAGCTCGCCAGTCGTGAAGCGTTCGGGCCATGACGATACCTGCTTCGCCGTCGGGAGGTCCATCGTTTCCTGCGTCCAGCAGGGGAACACCACCGACGTCCACTGAGACGACTTGAGGGCCTTCTGCGAAATATCATCCTCATGCTGCGGCGTAATGAGCATTATCATCTTTGAGTTCGGTTCGTCCGACACCGGCGTCAACGAGTTCCGAACCGCCCCCAGGATTAGCTCCTCTAGTTTGGCGCGTTGAGACTCGTTGGCGGCGGTCTCGTCATTCTGAGGGTCGTCCACAATAATGAGGTCAGGCCGATAATCGTCAATATTAAGACCGCGCAAGCTGCCAGTAACGCCAGAAGCAAGCACCCGAATAGTATGCCCAAAGAGCTTATGCTCAATTTCGATTTGCGTCTCTTCCCACTTCTGACCGCGCGCCAGCCCAAAGGTTTCTCTCCATTTGTGGTTCCGATCGACGCGATTCCGAATCCAATTCACCGACTCGATCGCCTTTCCCTCGGAGACGCCTATGTAGAGGATAGTCCGCGAAATACCGAAGGCGATGCGCTTCGACGCGAATATGCGCGCCCTTGAGGTCTTCGAACTGCCACGAAACGCAATCACATTGACGAGGCGCTTGGTTGGGTCCTCCATTGGGTCCCACATCGCGCGGGCAAACGATGGTGATTGCTGCCGGAAGGTTTGTGGAAAGAACGTATGCGCATAGAGTTCGGTATCGACGGCACACAACTTTACCAGTTCGTCACGCGAAATCTGAACCGTGCCCGGCGTCGCCGAAGCAGTGCCGCCGCCTGAACCCTTTAGGGCTTCCATAGGAATACCTTCATTCGCACCCCGGGGCGCATTACTTCGGGGAGCGAATAGCAGAGTTCAATCGGCTCGGGGAACCCCGCCGCCGGATCATAACTACGAGTCATCTCGACGCAATTCACCACCTCAACACCAGGTAGCTGCCAGAGGACCGGCTCATAAAGGCGCCTCAGCTGCCACCAGGCGGCGTGCGTGTGTTGGGATTTGATTTCGAATATCCAGATCGTTCTACCTCGGAACACGACCCCGTCGGGGACCACGCGGCGGCCGCTCCCGACTGCGCTGTCGACGAAGGTCACAATCGGCGCCTCAACGTAGTCCGCAAGTTGGTTCCGCAGGTAGAGTTGCGCTTTTGCCTCGTAGCGGAGGCCGGCCTTCTGCGCCGCCGTGAGGCCGCCCCCACTCGCAGCAGAGGAGAGCTGCCACGACACTCGGGTCACCTCGCCTCGAACAGGAGTGAAGTGTGCCGGGGGCGGAATACTAACCCCCACTCTGTTGAGGTTAGGAGTCAGCGCCGGTTGCACCTGCGGCCTCCTCTCCCTCTCCCTCGGCCGCCAGCGAACTCGCTTCGCCTGGTGCCTCCTCGGAGGCCACGTCAATTATCACGCCGTCGTCGAGGAGGGATTCGATCTCATGTGGGACCTCAGTCGAGGGCAGGGCCGCGACTAGTTTGCGCTGTTCGACCGCCCGGAGGGTAGAGCGCGCCTCTTCTAGAAGGGTAATCGTAACGGAGCCGCCCGGCCCCGCGAGCTGATTCGTATTGTTCACCACCACGGCGGGGCCTTGCTGAGGGCCGAAGCCGAGGCGGTCGAGGCCGGTCTCGATCAGGTCGCGGGCGATCGCGAGGGGGATTTGATCACCCCTCTTCTTAAGTTGGGCGTCGGCCGCGTCGAGTGCTCGGATGGTGACGCCGGTGAGCTTCTCCCGCAGGATGTCTTCGTTGCGGGCGCGCCAGGCCTGCTTGCGCTGCGCCTCGTATTCGCGATAGAGATCGGTATTTGCGATAGCCGAGATGGTGTTTTCGGCCTTGCCAAGGTGCAGGGCGACATCCCTGTTCGAGCAGCCGGGGTTCGCGAGGCGATAGTCGGCAATAGAGGCGTACCACCAGCGCCACCGTCCTCGGTAGTGGCCGGTTCCGCCCTGCGCCCGCTGGAGGGCGGGTTCGGCTGGAATCGCATTCACAAAGGCATTCATCGCTTTGTGGTCCTCTGGCCCAGAGTGGGGCGCTTTAGAAACTCGTAGCCCTCTTGCTCCTGCGCCGCGAGGCGGGCTCGCTTCGCCTGCGCGGTTTCGCGAGGCTTCGCAGGCGGGGGGCGGCGAGGTTTCGTTTGGGTTATTTTCATGTGCGGAAGATAGCGTGGTCGGGGGGGAGGGGCAAGGGTAATCGGCACAAGGCGCCCTTAGGGTACGCTGAGCCCTTGGGCGGGCGTTGAGTGGGCTTCGCCAAGAGGGTTCGCCAAGAGGGGGAGTTGTGTTTTTTTACCTCGCGCGGGCGGCGAGTGGCAGACCCCGGGGGCGGGCAACACAACTCAGGGTTGGGGGTATGGCCTCCCTTACAACCGGAGGTAGGTATGCGTCTGGAGCATGGCTGAACCGAGGTTCAGACCTTCCAAAGGAATGAACCTCCGTTCACTATGCTCCAGACGCATACCTATGCAACACGCATAGCTGCCATGCGAGGCTGCATGGCTTCTCTTCGTGACTTTGCCCCGGCCCGGCCCCATATTGCTTGG